CTATGCTATTTTATCAAAGACATTCACCGCAGTGTGCTGCATATCCGGTATAAGATGGCTGTATGTATTGAGCGTGGTTTGTATGCTTGCATGTCCCAAACGCTCTTGAACCACCTTCGGATGAACATTGTGCGAAAGCAGCACGGTTGCATGAGTATGCCTAAGTTCGTGAAAAGTCCTCCGGGGCACCTTTGCCATTTCACAGACATCTGTAAAAGCACTTGATATGTTCCACGGTACAAAAAATGTGTCATTATTCGGAAATAGGAAAACCGATTCTGACCTATTTGAAAGATTCCACAAGAAATTCATTAGAATCTTATCGCAGGCGATCCTGCGCCGGCTCGATTTCGATTTTGGCTCTTTCAAAATAACCTTTGCATTTTTAGTTAAGGACTGCGTTTTTTGTACCTTAATAAAACCACCGTTAAAATCGATATCCTTTTTTCTCAATGCATAAATCTCACCTTTTCGCATCCCTGTTCGATATGCGATAAATTCCCCAGCATAAAGCCAAGGAAGACACTTCACTTTAAGAATTTTCTCCATCTCTGTCTCTGAAAATGGATTTATTTCTTGTTTTTCCGTTTTTGGAATGACAATTTTATAGCACGGATTTGCCCCTTTTGGAAGAATCTCATAATCAACAGCATAGTTAAATGTCATATTGATAAGTTTAAAATAATTTGTAATTGTATCAGTTTTGCAACCTTTAGAGTACAAAAACTTCACATAATCTTGTATATCGTTTTTATCTATCTCATAAATGGACTTTCCATAAAAATACTCATTAATGAAGCGCAGATTTTTGCTGTATGAGTATGCGGTGGATTCTGCTATTTCCAACTCATGCAGACTAAACCACTTCATAGAGACATCGTAAAAAGTTTTCATCCGAACACTCCTTTCTCCGGGAGAAAGCCGCTCCCGGTCGGTTGGTGTGTTTTAGAACTTTTCTACACTTGTCACTTCTAAGTAGAAAGCTTCTGCGTCTTCGTCTTCCCCATTGTCGATCGTAATTTCAAACTCAACAACAACTTCGCACATTCCTGTTCCTACTCCGGTATAAACAACTTTTTTATCTGATTTCACATCTTCCATTACCCCGTCGTCCAAAACGGAGTAAAATCCGTTTTTAACCATGACATTGTCTAACTCCACAAAACTCATTTCCTTGTTTAATAATTTTTCGATCGTTCTCATTTTACTTACCTCTTTTACTTTCCGGGCAAGTATGCTATATTGTACTTGCCCTGTGTGGGTGACGGTTCCTTCTTACTTTAGTCGGTTGTGGGAGCCGTCTTTTTGTTTGCTTATCTTCCTTACACTTATATAGTACATTATTGTGTACTTAAATTCAATAGTAATAGTACACAAAAATATACTTTATTTATTGTGAACAGTACACAATAGTATACATTCCATTGACGGATGATACCGTATAGTATATAATAGTGTACAAAGAGGTGATGAAATGACAGAGCGTAAAAAACAATACTCCGGCTCTATCTCTTATGAAAAATTATTTTCTGTGATGGATGATAAGGGAATAAAGAAAACAAACCTAAGAAATGAATATAGCATATCTCCTACTATAATAAGGAGATTGAACAACGATGAAACCGTGTCCATCGACACGATTATGTACCTATGCGAAATACTCTCCTGCCAGCCAGGGGATATTGTAGAATATATACCCGCAAAAAAATAAGCCCCGGAGATTGCTCTGGGGCTTTTTGTTGCTATTTTTTACGATTCTTAAAAAGGGCCGTGCAGGTCTTCTTTCCTGCGTAGCTGCCTTTCTTCCAGCCAAGCTGTTTCCAGTACCGTTCTAATTTCTTCTGTGTTGCAGGTCCCCAGATGCCGTCTGTCGCAATATCTGCACCCGGCGACAGGCTGTTTAATTTATCTTGCATCCAGCGGATCGCATTTTTAGATGATGTCTTTTTTACGGTTGTGTATTTTACAGCCTGACCACCGATAGCCTTTTTAAAAGCTTTCCACTCTGCGTTGTCTGCTCCGATCCAAGGCGCAGGGCACTCTTTCCCGTTTACGTCCCAGTGCCGGATCACATGCGATGCCGGTACGCCGTATTTCTTCATTAAAAATTTTATGAGTTCAACCGTCTGATCACGAACGTTCCCAGGCACCTTCCCTGCACTGTTGCACATTTCCACGGACAAGCTGTTTGCGTTCGTGCACTTCTTATAGTAGTTTCCTGCAGCCCCTGCCGTGGAATAGCAGCCGCCAACTGCCCAGGCGATTCGGTTTACTTTTACCGATTTGTAGATATACTTTCCACCGTCTACAAAGTAATTTGCGGAGGCGTGCCGGTTCTTCCCCTGGAAGTATTTACAGTTATTCAAGGCCGTGTCCCCATTATTCCCGGTGTAATGCACAGAAATGTACTCTATATCCTTTGTGCTTCTTTTACCGCCGTAATTACTCTTATGTGCAAATTTCTTTTTGAATTTTAATGCCATGTGCTGCTCCCTTCTGAAAAAAAGAGGACGATTATTCGCCCTCTGTCTCCGGTAATCCTTTTAATGA